ACTGTCATATATAAACTTTAAGAAAAAAAATTCGGCTATTTTGGACTCTAGTAGCCTATGACTAGAAACTCGAATACCTTTGATTGTGTGGTAGTTGAGCTATTTGCTAATTCTGCGAAAGCTGCTCCAGCAGATCCACCAACTGTGTAGAGTTTAATCTTTTCGTTGGCTTTATCATATTCCACTTTATGTAGAGAGTCCGTAAATGTAGGAATCACTGCAACTAGTGTGGATATTCTGCCTTCTTTAAGGTCAGCCGACACTCCGTTGGTTGCATAGTTGTCAGAACCACCGAAGGTAACTTTGACACTATATATTCGCAGCTTTGATACTAATGCTGCTTGAAATGAGAGTGTTTTTCTCACGTTAGCGTTTGTCCAATCTGATGAACTGATTGTCAATGCCATATTTTTTTATAAAGTATCTCCTATATAAGTATTAAATAAAGAAAAAAAGGGGAATTTTATAGATTAAGATAACCCTGCTTTACTTCTAAAGCTTTATATCTCTAATCTTGCCTTGTGATTTGAAGTGGCGACATACGGTTTCACCCATAGTACGGAATACACCTTTCTCAACAAATGCATTGTTTACGAATGGGTATGCTGGACTTCTGCGTGTTGCTTCGTAGTATTCTGTTGGAATTGCAATTTGAATTCCGATTCTTGGATATCCATAACCTTCAGCATCTGATGTGTCAAATGCAAATAGTCTTCCAATTTCACTACCATCACTGGAGTTACTTGGAGCATCCTTGCTTGGGATGAATGGAATTCCATATATTGAGTCAACGTGAATACCTACACCAGTTCCTCGGAAAGTCTGAATACCATTTACATCGATTTGCACCAATGATTCTCCGTAAGGATTTGGAATCCTGACAGAAGGCATATATAGACCTTGAATCTCTGAATAGACTTCGTGTGAACCCAAGAATACGTTTGGATCTTTACCAGCTGCTATTCTAATCTTTCGTAAGAAAGTTCTTAGAGTATCATCTGTAAGAACACCGTTTGTACCAATTGTACCAGATGCACTTTCTACAGTACAGTCGAAATCAGTTCCACTGTCTCTGTCGATTGTTGCATTTGCTGCCCAAGGATCATAGTAACCTGTCTGTGAACCACCGAGAGCATCTTCTTCAGCATCGCTGGAGACGATTCTATCTAATGTTTCAAAGTCTTTGGTTCCTGTGTTTGCACCACTTGCGCCAGCAGCTTCTGATTCAACATCAGCTAAGAGCATTCTATTTAGGAATTCTTTATGTTGTACAGCCATATACAATCGGAGTGAACCAAGTCCTCCCCAAATGTCATCTTTAGAGTGTGTTGCTAACCATTCCATAACTTCAGATGCACTGAAAGGCAACTGAGCAGTTTTTGGACGTACATCAATTTCTTGAAGTGTTGGTTTTACTGTCTCTGCGATATTTCCACCTTCACTTGTACCACCCAAAGCAGTATTACCTTGGTTAGTGTTTAGTGTTGGTTTTGCTGTTATAACCCTCCATCCAGATTTATCCCAAGGGTATTTTGGGAGTATGCCGAATGCGTTGGCTTCTAAGTTGAGTTGCGCCCATGCGTAAGCCCCATAAATAGCGTTGAAAACGCCAGCTGTGGAGGTTGTGATTGGTGCATCTGCTTTTCTTAGAAGGTTTCTGTTATATCCATAATAGAGTGCTTCGAGTTCGTCAATAGTTTTTACTTGAACCATATCTACCACTGTCCTACCTCTTCAGGTGATGGCTTGTAGTATTTACCTTTCAAGATATCTCTTGCTACTTGATCTAAACCTTCAAAACCTTGTGATCTTGCATCTTTCAAAATTGGAGAGAAATCTTGTCCAGATTTATCAACAGTTTCTAGGGAAGCAGATGGTCTTGGAGTCTCAGTAGAAAAGGTATGTTCAGACTTTTGAACGAGTTCGGTTTCTGATTTTTCTTGCATTGAGAGTTTGCCTTGGTCTCCTTGTGGTTTCTTTGCACCGTCAACTTCCTTTCTATCAGAATCTAAACCTACTTGTCTAGAGTTTGATTGATAGGTGTCTGGTACTTTAACATCAGCACCTACATCCTCACCAGATGCTGTACCTGATGGTTTCAGTGGTAAGTCTGTTGGTTTTTCCAATGCTTTAAGTCTTCCGTCAAGGGTTCCAATTGTCTCTGCGACACTTTTTTGTGTCTCTGCAAGAGATTGAACAACATCGGTTAAAGTATCAATACTTGATTTGACTGTTGAAAATGCTTTCTCGGTCTCTTCTCGTTCTGATTCTTTTTCCTCTTTGTCTTCAGAAGCGTGTACTTCTTTCTCTTCTTTAGGCACTTCTTTGGAATCTTCTTCGTGAGCCATGTTATTATATATTCTTTATAAAAGGGGTATATAAATATGTCTATTTTTCTGATTTGTCACCACGGTCAGCATCGCCTGCTTGTTTGTTACCATCCTCTGTGACATATCCTGATTTTTTTTCATCGCCTTCATCATTCTCTTTCTTAGGTTTTTTACCCATACTAGCTATTAATCTGCCTAATGCATTAATTTTTTCTACTGTTTTATCATCATCTTTTACTTCAGTAATCTGATGAGACTGTCCACTACCCTGTATAGAACCATGATCATGTCCTAATCCTCTTTGTCCTGCACCTATCATATTCTCTTCAGTTTTAGTAGTCATTATTGTAACTTTCAATTTAGCCATTTTAGCTTTACTTTTTAACTCTTCAGCAAGTTCATGATCAATACTAAATGCGTGTTGTATAGCGTGTTCTTCTTCATCATTTCTTCCACGTTTTTCACCTACATCTACACCTAATGGAGCATGAAAATTAGGAGAATCGACTCTTGATAATGGTATTTGTTTATCTCCACTTGTTCTATATTCCTCACCAATAATTTTTTCCATATCCTCTTCAGATTGTTTTGATTCTTCATCTTTCTTTAATCTAGAATCTGCATTAATAGGTAAATCTTTCTCGGTGGGGTTATCATCTTTACCTTCAACAGTTGGTTGTGGTAATCCTTGACCTACCCAAGTTTCTCTACCTGTATTTTGATTATACATACTATGTTGATCTCCTTGTGAATTAGAATGGTCATACTTAACAAGTCCATGTTCTGCAAGTGTTTTACCACAAGCACTACATACTTTATTCAATTCCTCCTTAGTAGCAAAGAATTCTAATCCATTCTTTTCAATTGATTCTAATCTACCTTCACTAACAGCTTTTTCTAATTTATGCTGAATAGCACCACAGAAGGCTGAAGGATCATCTTTATCTTGATTCTTTGATTCACAGTGTTCAAAGTCTCCTTTACCACCTTTACCATCTGGTATTGGTTTTGTTATATTATTAGTTTTTTCTTTAGATTTACCACCATATGATGATGGATCTCTTTGTGCTAAATCATCAGTAATTCTTTTTACATTACAATTTGGACATATTTCTTTTCGTTCTCCACCTTCTAATCTTGTTTCATTAAAAGCACCAGTCCAATCTTTGTCTTCTGGTTTTTTTGCTTCAATAAGTCCTTCTTTATCACCACAATTTTTACATGGTTTTCTTCTTGTTTGAAAACCCATTTCTCTTAACCTTTCTTCTTTTGCATCTACTGGTGGATTAGCAGTTTCATCTGTAGCGATATCTTCAACTATTTTTTTGTTATGAGTAACATCATCATCTTTACGGTCTATACTAACTTTTCTAACATAACATCCAAACTTATCACATTTAATAACCATTTTACCATCTCTATCTTCTGTAGTTCCTTGAACCATTGCTTTTGCCAGTGGGTTATGGTCTGTAATTAATGCTAATGGTACAGCAGGATCAGCACATACTGCTACCTCATAATGCTCAAGTTCTTTTAAAGAATATGCAACAGAACCATCTTTCATTCTAATAGGATCTCTATCAGCTTTTGTTGCTCCACCAAATGATAATCCTTTGTATTCTCCTTTTGTAATCTTTTGCCAAATCTCATTATCTAATTCATAGTTCTTATGTATCTTACCAGTAATCTTAATAGCAGGATATTCAACTCCTTCATCTGTTTTGTAAACTGTTTTTGCATAATTGATACCTTTTCCTACAACTCTGTTTGAATGGGTATCTGTAATAGGTGCGCCCCTATCCATCCAAATAGGTAATACTTTAATTAACTCATCAACTATGGTAATTTCTCCTTGTTTATCTTTTACCTGAACAGTAAGATAACCTTCAAAAAACCTATCATCTCCCTGAATTGGGTGTAAGCTTTTTGTAACAAGACCGTTAAAGAACAGTTCTTCTTCCATACTAGATAACAATGTATATCGTATATAAATATTAAGTAAAAAAAGGGAAGGAGGTTGGTAAAATAATACCTACTTGTTTAATCCTTTTTTGCTTTAGTAACAGCAAAATCAGCTGCGAAACCAGTTGTCAAACCTATCAAGGCTAAACCAATTTCACCTACGCCCTCTACAGATATTGCTTGCGATACTCCTAGAGCTGCAAATGTAGAGATGATTAAAGCACCAGCGAGTTTCCTTGCAGAGTAAGATTCCTCACTATGTAGGTAACCTCTCAAAGTGTTTAATCCTGCACCAACTACTGCTGCTACAACAGTTATTAATACTGGATCTACCATAATAATCTCGCAGAATAGGTGTATTTAAACTTTTATTTTATTAATAGGAATGAATCTAGAATCTCCTTTACCCAGTTACAGTGGGATTTCTTATTTTCTTTTTTTTCCACCATTTTTACCCCACTCATGTGCTTCTCTAGATATAGAAAGACCAGTTATAAAAGTAGCTGAAATAAATGCTATGACAACCATAGCTTCAAAAGATAAACCAATATCATAAATAGACTCGGCAGCATTACCACCAACTAAAGGAGAGAAAAAGGATATACCAAAGTTACCACCTATTCTGGCAATTGGCTTTATAATACTCATATATCTACTTATATACTAGGTATATAAATTTACTCTCTAGGAACAAGAAACTTTTCCTTAATCATACCTAATAAAATTTTGGGGTTATTAAGAACCATATATGTAAATTCAGAATCTCCATGTGTCTTACCACTAAACTTACCACATTTATAACACAAATCTATTTCATGCGCACCGTCAGTGTAACCGTACATTCTAGCACCACATTCACAATCCATATTTGTTCATAGAAGGGTTAATTAATAAGTATTTTGTATGTAGTGTATGGCAACATCAATATATGTATATCAAACAATGGGTGATTTTCTGAAAGTATATGGAGATAAAATTTATGCAAAAGAGTTTTGTACCGACATACTCGATATGTATATAGCCGAAGGCGAAAAATTATGGGTGGTTACAGATGTCACAAAAGAAGTAGCAAGACCAGAACTAAACAGAACAATAGTTCATTTCTATGCTAATGAAGTTAAGAATTATTTAACAGGTAAAGAGAAACTAATCTTATACGAAAAAATTTCTTTTAATCCTAAAAAAGGAAGGATAGAATTCTTTTCAAGAAAGTTTAAAGAACCTGAACTCTTCTTTAGAATAGGAAGATACTATGGAGATGAACTAAAAAAGAATACAAAGAAAGATTAAAAAAAGTTAAAGACTTAATGCAAAAACAAGGCATTGATTTATTAGTTTCTCACGATCCAGCAAACATGAATTATTTAACAGGGTATGATGCGTGG